GCTACATCTGTAACTATATCAGGGCCTTCTTTCGCTTCTTTATAAACTTCACCAGTTCTTGTATTTCTATACGTCGTTACAGTAGTACAATGAATTTTATGTATGTTATCCGTTTTCATTCTCTCTATTTATTAAAGCATAACTTATGGCACCTTGTATTTTATTGCTGCCTGTTGCTGCTTGCACAGTTATAGCATCACCTGCTTCTAAATTCAAGCCTTGAGGTGAGGCGTTTACTTGCGATTCAGCAGCTAAATCATCTCGAAAAAATTCATACTCAGTGCTTGAATCAGATGAATCAACTAAATTCATATGTACCAGAATAGATGATGATGCATCGTTATTTGCACAATATACACTTTTAACTATAATTACTCCATCAGTAGGACAAGTAAGCACCGTAGCTTTGTTTACATCAGCTTGTTTAAAACCTTGATTTTTATATTGTATAGTCATTATGATAAAAAATAATTAAAAGCATCCTGTTCATTTTTCATATCCTCTTGAAAAGAAAAATTTAATTGTTGTTTCATACTATCTAAGGATTCTAAAATCAACCTTTGGTTATTAACCTCATATTCTTCTTTAGGTTCGGGGATATAAATAGTAATTTTAGCCATTACCTTCTCCCATCTGCCTGTGCGTCTAATCTTAATGTTCCATATCGCCAAGTTTCCCCTGTGGAATCATTAGCAATATTAAGTGAAACCAATCTTCCTCTGGCTCTAGTATTTATTTTATCAGTAGTCGATGTAACTGTAAAAGGTCCTAAGGGAGAACTAACTGCAGTCGTATCAGGGTAGGAACTTATGTATAAAGTAATCTTAGCATTACCTGTTAATAATTTAAAATCAGGTAGAAATCTTCTAACGGACATAAAATATTCTCCATCCCCCCTATAATCCACCACACCTGTAGCTTGACCTAATGCACTTTTTCTTGTGGTAATATCATAATCTCCAGATCTAATATAAGCATTAATAGAAGTGGTCCCGGCACTATCTACTTGATCAGTTCCTTCTTCCTGAGAATAATACATCGTGGCTCCATATTTATTTGTAATTCCTAAAATAGATGGAAAGACTGGAGTTGCCGTTGAACTATACTCAGTTGCATAAGGATTACTAAAGACAGTGGCATCAATCCATGTAGTTCTACCTAATGAACTTGTAGTCCATAAATTTTCTGCATAATTAAAAGTAGCACATCTATCAATTTGATCACTACCCGATTTAGGGTAGAAAAAGTTTATCTCATTATATAAACCATTGTGGCCGGCTGATACTAATCGGTTTGCAGAATAGTTAAGTCCTAAATTATTTCCATTACTGTTAAACACAAAGTCTTCAACTAAGCATGGTAAATATTTAACTGTACCGTCATATTTATAAAACCCACCGGCATCACCCATCCAATAAACGGCTCCGTCCGCTGCAACGGCTGCATGTGGACCTATACATCCACAATTTGTTCCAGCTAACTTAACACTAAATGTGAAAGGCGGCCCTACAAACTGAACCACATAAGCGGCAGTATCTGTTAAAATTAAAAGATAATCTTTACCCGTAACCGCTGCTCTGATTACATTTCCATTATCTAATCTAAAAGTCCCGGCGGTATTAGTTGCCGTTGGAGCATAAGTATTTAAATCTTCTTGGTTAGAGAATCTTACAAACATTGGATCTTGAGTTGTGGGATCTCCAATAGTGGTTTCCGTTCCTAAATGAAATAAATGTCTATCTCTATCTGAAACTCTTGTCATAATAGAGGCAGTAGGATTATTAGTAGTGGTATAATCTGTTGTCGTTGTAGATGCTCGAATGGTTCGTGGATTGGTTGCACCTGCATTCCAGGTAAAGGTTTTACCATCTGCAATCGTAGCAACTAAAACTTGTCCATAGTTATCGAGACTCCAGTTTCCTGGATCCAGAACCACAGAACTTGTTGTTCTTGCAGTTCCCCATGTAGAATTACCCCACAGATATGTACCCCAACCATAACCAACGGTTTGAGTTGTAGGTCCAACCGTAATGTAAGGAGTAGCTGTTGCAGCACCAGCTGCTGTCATTCCAGCCCCTGTTTCTGTACTTGAGGCAGTAACTTCAAACCAGTCTCCACCTGTATCAACTGTTATAATTTCATAAATTTTTTCTAAATCAGCTGCACTATAATTAGAATCACCTGTAACTGTAACACTTGAAACCACAATATATTCCCCTTGAGTTAAACCATGAGAAGCTTTGTTAAATCTAACAGTCGCTGATCCATTTGTAGTGGTTAAAGTAAAACCTGTTATAGCTGTATCTAATGGAGTAATGTCATAAAAATCATCCCCATAAAAAAGAAATAATCCTTTATTGGTTCCAATAGCAGTGTATTTTTCTCCCGCTAAACTGGTAAAAGCATGTTGAGCTCTCGCAGCACCAGGGAGAGTTTCCTGGGAGGCACTTAATTGATTCCACCCACCTATTTTTTCTGGTAAGCCATATCTAAATCGAACAAAATCGCCATCTACCCATTGGCTTTCAGCCCCTGATTCAGTGGCCTGTTTGTTAAATCCGGGCTTGAAATTTAATTTCTGTAGCATAATATAGGTTATATAATAATTATTAGAATAATGAAAGAGCGAAAATAATGACAGATCCAGTGACAAAGACCGCTAGTATGAATAACTTTATTGCTACGTATGATGGTTATATTACTCCAGACGAATGTAAGAAAGCTATTCAATTATTTGATGGCAACGATAAGTTTAATAAAACATTGAATAGATTAGATTTTGAAAATACTCCCGTGACCTGGAAACAAGATCAACAATATTTTGCCCAGCCGGACAATTTCGAGTGTTGGCACGAGGAATTAAAGTCGATGATAGTGAATTTTGATCAGGCCTTAAATCATTATACCCGAACCACAGGGGTTCTAGAGGCTTTTGGGAGAGAGAAATTTTTTTATACAAATCTCAAGATTCAAAAGACTCTTCCTACAGAGGGTTATCATATTTGGCATGTAGAATATGGTGCAGATTATGAATGTAGAAAACGAGCTTTAGTCTTTGCTATATATTTAAATGATGTGGAAGAAGGTGGGGAAACAGAATTTTTACATTTTTCCAAAAGAGTAAAACCTAAACAAGGGAGAATAGTTATTTGGCCCGCTAGTTTTCCATATCTCCATAGAGGAAATCCTCCTTTAAGTGGAGAGAAGTATTTATTAACCTCATGGCTACATTTAGCATGAAACCAGTTCTATTAGATAATATATTTTCTCCAAGAGAGTTATTTTTTATGTATGCACAAATAACTGGTACCCCTCATTGGGCGCTTGATGGTGCATCCGGTAATGGTATTAGTGACTTTAGAAGAGGACCTATGTTAGAAGTAAAAAAAATAGAGGGAGAGGTTCTAAACTACCCTTTTTATCTTTATGGTCAATCCATCGTTTTTAGGATCGCTCACTTATTAGAACAGAAAAAAATAGGAATACCCACTAAGCTAATAAGAATGTGGTTTAATATCACGAACAGTGGGGAAAAAAGTCAGCATTGGTTACACACCGACCAAGAATGTTTTAAAACAAAATCAATCGTTTTATTTTTAACCCCTCTTTGGCAACCCGATTGGAGAGGATCTTTTTATATTGATGGGGAAGAATTTAAATTTAAACCTGGGAGTGCTGTAATTTTTGATGCAAATACATATCATCAAGGCGAAGATGTTATATCTCAAACCTATAATTGGCAGAGATTAACGGCTAATATTCTTGTTAAAGATTAGGGTGATGTATAAGAAGTAGGTCTTGAACCTTTTCTTGTTATTTGATCTGCTTCACTTTCAGTAGTTTCCGATCCGTCATCATTAGTTGTAATGATAACATCCGCATCCCAATCAGCTTGTAATTGAGCTAAGTGTGCTACATCCCATTTAGCTATGAATTGAGATCTAAAATCTCCTAAGGCAGATTCTGCCCAAGTTTTATTTCTTCCAAAAGTTCCTGGAATCATTTCTACGCAATCATTGTGATCATTACCATCGTCTATAAACTGAATAGCATTAATATCATTCCATTTTGAATCACTCCAAAATGAATCGTTATCAATAACATATGTTGTTGGATATCCAGTAGAATTTTTAACTCCCTGACAAGTTACTCTTTTATCGGGAAAAATCACTGTCCATTTTACATTTGTATTTGCCATCTTTATTCTCCTTAAGTTTTAATTACGTATAATACTGTTAAATATGGTTGTAACACTGATGTTGCATCCCCTGTAAATGTTGCACTCATATTGTGAGAGTGACTTCCGTCACCTCCCGCTCCGCCTGTTCCTCCGCCAGGATATGACATAAACGGATTTCCTGAATTTGGAGTACCACTAAATGCTCTTCCAGCACTACCACCTCCACCACCTGGGTGAGAGTGATTGGCGATTTCTGGAGTAGTTAAAGTATGAGCCCCTGTTGAGCCACCTACGTTTCCAGTAGATGAAACTGTATTCGCTCCACCAGTTGAAGCTAATGCTTTGTTGTTAGATTTAGAAACTGCTACGTTATCTTGTAAATCCGGTACGTTAAAAGTACTTGCTCCGTCTCCAACTCCATAGGTAGTTGAAACAATTGCAAATAAATCTGAATATGT